TTACCCATTTATCGTGAACATCCATAGCATCAGGCATATAATCAGTAAGATACACATCTATTACATTCATATAACTACCATCACTTTCAGAGATAGTTAGCTCATATTGAACCTTAATATTATATTCCATTTAAAACTCCTCATCTAATATTTCATACTGTTGTTTATACTCATCACTAGCGTATGTCAAGTTAAGACCCATGATAGCCTCACGAATGTAGCTGTCACCCATGTCGTATGAGCCATACGTCATGTCTGTCTTGACTGCAACGAACCACCTAGCATATGGGTTCTTGTTCTCGTTAGCAGGTACTTGGTACGTCTTAAGCAAGAGCATCTCTGTCTCACCGAATGGACCCATGCCTTTGTAGATTGCATATGGGTTATCTTTAGTGCGGGACTTGCCCATTAAGTTCTTAGCCATGTTATACTTCCTTTTATGTTACGTGGATTGATCTTGTATTGTTTGCTGAGCTACAGGTTAAACTAGCAAGCCTACCAAAGTCAATAGGTTTAGCGTCGTGTTTAGTTACGAAGCTATCATACTTGTATGGGTTATACGTTACCTCCTGTGAATGTTCCCTATGATCAAGGATCTTTGATGCATCCTCTACTAATAAGTTTTGTATCCATTTACCTCTAACAAAAGCGTGGACGTTCTTCTTCTTCTCACGCAGTACCTTCTCACGCCCTGCCTTACGTACTACGAACTCAGGATTTTCTATCCATATGTTACAGACACGATCAACTACACGCCCTGTCTTACAGTCACGAACACTGAATAGTTTCTTGTGCAAATTAAAATATACTTCTACTTTCATTTCTACATCTCCATGATTGACGTTACGTGATACGCTGACACTGCATCACCTGTAGGTAGTGACTTATTCATGCCACCCTTCTCAGCTACATAGTTACACCATGTATCCCACCAGTACTCTGCACCTTCAAGGCGGCACAGCTTGACGTACTGGCGTATCTTCTTAAGCCTAAGCTCAGGATTGATCTTCTTGCTGACTTTCAATGCAGCCTCAGACAATCCAAGCATACGAATGTTGTGTCTGTCAAGGCAAGCAACCTCAAAGCCACACATCTGAGCGATGAAGCCAGCCTTCACCATACCTATAGATGGGATACGCATGAACAGATCTACTGCTGCTTGTGCTCCGTCTATAGTGTCAGTGCCTACTGTCTCCTTGATGTTAAGCATAAGCGTATGCAATTTATCTTTGTTATCAAAGGCATAGGTAATACCTTTAGCTTTGGCATCAGACACCCACTTAGATTTGACGCCATGTTTTCTAATAGAAATACGCTGAGTGTGTACCCTAGATAAAGGCATGTTGATTGTACATAGAGTGAACTCTATTATGTCATACATGGCATCAGAAGATGTCGTTGCATACTGAGCGATTAGGTTACAGTCACGTTGATACATTGTGTACTCTCCTTGTTGTTGTGTTCTCTACTGTCGGACCATCCGACACTACTACCATTTAATTCCAAACTCTTCACCATCAGGATCATAGCTAATGGCATCAGCACCCACATCTTCTGGATACTTTTCTTTAAGAATTTTTATAAGGTCAGATTTATTTTCTGCTTTAATTAAAGCTTGAAACATACCGTCCTCTCTTTCAATTAATACTTCATAGAAGTCCATAACTAATCTCCTTTTTTTGTTAATTCATTTTGTATTGTTAAACCTTTTACTAGCATAGCTTCAGCCTCTCTTGTATCACCTCGTTTCAAAGTGTCAAGTGACCACGCTACCCAGCTTGCAGCTTGAGGTGATAGTAGTTCAGACGTAGGCTCAACACTAGGCTTAGGCTCAGGCTGTACTTCTACAGCACCTACCTTGTTGTCATTCAAGAAAGCCATAAGGTTAGCTTTATCTACTGGCACTTCAACTGTACGCCTAACCTTACCTAGCTGCTTACGTGCATCAGCTTGAGTGCCAGCCCATTCGCCTTTGTCATTAGTGTATAGCTTCATGTTACTTTCCTTCGTTCTCTCTGTCTTTCTTAGTCTCTATTATGCTTATGTTCTTTTGATCGTCTATGTCTTCTATAATTTTACCCCACTGTGCCTCAAGAGTGCCAACATACCCACTCATTTTTTTAGACATGAGTATCTGCTTCATCTTACGTATAGCATCAGGTGATATCATTACTTGTACAGTCTTATAGTCATCCATATTAGTTGTACCTCAAGTGTTCTTCTACTGCCTTAAGTATCTCAGCTAATTCTCTGAGTCTTACGTAAGCAAAGTATCCTGTACAAGCCCCAGATTCAATCTCAAGCCTCACTGCTTCGCCTGTCCTATCATCAAATAGTGCTACCTCACAAAATGTATCGGCTGAGTATTGTGCTATAGATAAAGTATGATGCTCACCTACTGGTAGCCTGACATTGTTTAAGTGTTGTGTTGGCATTAACATTTTAGTTCTCCCTTTAATATACGTTAACATCAAGTGATGCTTCAACCATCTGATGCCAACCATTAGGCATACAAACAAATACCCTATCATCTAGCAAGTTTATAGCTAAGTCACCTACTGCCATGACAGGATGTCGCATGAGGTGAGTGGTTGTAATGATACCACTGCCATAGTTGTTACCCTCATCAAATATCTCCTCAAGTCTTTTGACCTCATTACTTTTACCAAAATTTACTGTAAAATTCATGAACATGGTAGGTTGATACAGCTTATACATCCAAGCTCTATTCACTATATCTTCGGGGCCATCCTCATCAATTAACATACTCATAGTGTCAAAGTACGCTGTAGCTAAAGGCCTGTTACGATTTTCGTTTATGATATCCTTTAGCTCACTGTCTATAGGACGCTGATATATAAGGTAAGAATACATCATGTTACTCTCCAGTGTTTCTAGTGTCGGATCGTCCGACAGTAGCAGTTAATTTGTTAGTGACCCCATAAGATAGGTGCCGCTTTCGATTGTCAATAGATTTACTACCTCGCAAATCATACAGCATTTGCCTATGCCATACACTACGCCACACCTTATCGGCACGTAGTTTTATGCGATTGCGTTTAGTTATTCCTAGAGGCATCAGATACCCCATGACTTTTCTATGCCATCAAGATACTCGAATGCATCAGGCTCAAGTTCAGACCTAACCTTTTGTAAACACTCAATTAATTCATCAAGAGTGGCACCATAGAGATGGATAGAATACTCTGTACCATACTCATCAGGTACAATAGCAACCTCCTGCACCTTAGTATCCACCCACTTGTCACCATCATACTTCTTATGTTGAGCAATAGATATTTCTTTGCCTCTATGTTTTATATGAATGTTGTTCATATCTAATTCATTATCAAAAGCACCCATTATACTTCTCCTATCTCTAAATCAAAGTCACTAGCACAGCTAAGTAGTGCTGGCTTGATGAACTCATACCATGAAATGCTTTCTTTTTCATAGAAACGCCAATCATCAGCATTTTTATCGTGTGTTCTTTGTAGTTTAGCCAACAGCAAATACTGATCGTCGGTTAATTTATCTTGACCAAAAGCTTTTGATAACACTTCTGTCACTCTGGTATCGTGATAGCCAATCTCAAACTCACAAATACTTTCTGGATCTAATGCATCTCCTTCTAACTCTTCATCATAGAGTTCATCAGGTATGAACGCACCTACGACACACTTGGTATAGTTACCATTCTGATCAACCCCACGATAAACACACTGCGTACCACCACAGTCATCATTCATATTATCCATAGATGGACCAGCCATACCAGCCAAATGCTTATGAGCTTTATTGAATATTTCTTGTAGTTCCATTGTTACTCTCCTAGTTTTTGTTGTTGTTTGTTTCTACTGTCGGACGATCCGACACTACATATCGAATCCCATAGCTGAACAGTAGTCAGTGACGGACTCATGCTCATCCCTACTATGCTCACACTTAGGACACAAGGCTACATCACCATATGGATCTGTGGTTCCACACCTCACATCATAAGGCTTGTAGTCGTAGCCACTTGGTATTTGATAAGTCACTTGATTGTTACACATTTTATACTCTCCATTTTTTCTTAGTGTCGGACGATCCGTCAGTAAGATCATCCTAGTTTCAAATTGTCAATAGCTTGCATCATACTAGCACCCCATCCCATCTAGATGAAACAGTAGCATATCCTGATTTTAAAAGACCTCGCAAGTAGCCACGTTGAAACGAGCTATCAGGCGGATCGTAGTCAAAAGATTTAATTGCTTGATCTACGTCAAAGTCTGGTAAATCAGCCTCACTTGTAGCCGCCTCACGACCCATGTGATATTCATGTAAATCACTCATATTTTTTACCTCCATTATGTAACGCCAAAAGCCCCGCCGAAGCGGAGCCTGTGACTGTGTTATGTGAGTTAGGCTTAGGCCTTCATCGCCTTGTTGAATGCCGCCTTAGTTATGCCGTGTTCCTGCATCTGAGCCTTGACGAATTTCGCAAGTTCATCAGCTGTTACAGCCTTCTTAGTGTCGGACGGTCCGTCGGTAGCCTTAGTCTCAGGCTTAGCCTTGCCCTTGGATACATTGCCAGCAGACTTGGGTGCCTTGGGCTTGTCGAGTGCCTTGATCCGCTTACGGATGGCTGAGACACCTAGGCTGTCGAGTTCGCCCTTGTTGTTGAGCCTTTGGATTATAGCCCAATTTGAAGCCACAAAAATCGTGTCGCTACGGTCCTGCCTAGATATGCCAGCAAGAGGAGACTTGGCAAGCATTTGGCCGAAGAGCTTGTCCGATTTGTACATAGCACGATGTTGCATCAAGATTAGGCCTAGCTCGTTGAAGCAATCAAGCATGGACGTTTGCAGTAGGTACATCTGATCGTAGATGGCTGCACCATGCTCAAGGCTGGCTGTCGGTGTGTACTCATCCTTGCCAACACGAATGACGTTGTCGTTTGAAAGCGTAGCGGTTTTTGCGTTTGGTTTAGTCATGGTAAAACTCCGTTTTGTTTGTGGCTTGTCGCCGTTTCGATGCCTAAGTTCTGCCAGCTGGTCAAAAAAATGTCAACACCTTTTCCTGTGCATTATGCGTAGGGAAAAGTGGGCTACTGTCGGACGGTCCGTCAGTAACGAGAACGAATCAGGAACATTTCTGGTTTGCTGATGTTGGAACGAATCAGGAACATCGCCTCGTGTAGCGTGGGTATGTGCGTTACGTATGGGTGGGTGTGCCTATGTGCATGAGCATTAGGTGGGTATGGGTGTAGATGTGCATGAAAGCGTGACATTCCCGCCACACCTGCATATGCGTGTGAAAATGCGTGTATATGTGCGTAAGCGGATGACTAATCCGTATGCAAACCCCATAAAAACAACGACTTAGCCCAGCCTTGCGCCCAGATGTGCGTGCACAGGCTCATTATGCGAGGCCTTGCGGGGGCCACCACCCCATGCTACGTATACGTATATGTACTCACACACAGAAGTGGTTTTTAGTTTTGGCTTTTTTGTCATATATACACGTTAAGGTACACACAACGCCCGGAAAATAGCTGTACAAAGATGATATACTGTAAGATAACGTAACGTAATAGTAACAATATGTTACAAAATGTAATATATAATAGAAATACGATAGAGTAGGGCTTGACATAGAGCTAAATATGCTTATAACTGAGCGTAGCGAGGCTTAGTTAAACATTAAGTTAAATAAAATAAAACAATAAAAAAATATTAAACTATAAAGTTAAACTAAAAGTGTTGTAATTGAGTTATTGGACTTAGGAAAAGTGTAACGTATAGTTAAACTATCTAGTTGACATATACTTTGTATTAGTATATTATTATTTATAATAAATAAAAAGAATATATAAGACTTAAAGTTAAACTAAGTACCATAATCTTTATCTTATTTGTAATAATGCTAACTTTGTATAAAGTTTGTGGTACAATTTTTCTCTTATATTACATATTGACTAAAATGAAAAAACGTATACAACTATATGCAAGTGAAAATGTATTAGAAGAGTTTTATAAAGCCTTAGCAAGTAATGACTCTCGTGCTTTACAACGTGTACACATTCCTAAGAGTGATGTATTCTATGTTCGTACTGCTATTGAAATTAATACAGGAGAACGTTACACTTTAGATAGAGTAGAAAGAGCTATGTATCTTGAAGGAATATTAAACCGTAGAGAAGTTTTAGATCCAGATAGACAAAGAGAGTGGGAATAATTAAATATGTGGAATCTTTTAAGTTTACTAAGTACAGCTAACAGTTTAAACAGTGCAATAGGTTTTGTATATAAACAACTTAAACGTTTAACTAAGTTTATACTACGTAAAGCATTTCCTACAGTAAAACGTTTCCAATAGTTATGTTTTTATCTATGGTTCTAGTTTGTGCTACTCCTAGTGCTCTATCTTGTAACATATTTACTAATGTGTACGATATCTTTCCTACTAGAGAAGAATGTTTAGTAGATGCAGTAAACGTTAGAGATGGTTTTCTAAACAAGGGTGCATATGCAAAGGCAGGATGTGTAAAGCTAGAGCATGAAGGAACAGATACTTAATGGCAATAGAATATAGAGGTGAAAAGTTTGAAGGTTACAACAAACCTAAGAGAACACCTAAACATCCTAAAAAATCCCACGCAGTGCTTGCCAAAGAAGGTGACACCATTAAGCTCATCAGGTTCGGTGAGCAGGGAGCCAAAACTGCTGGTAAACCAAAAGAAGGTGAATCGGACCGCATGAAGAAAAAACGTGCATCTTTTAAAGCAAGGCACGGTAAGAATATCAAAAAAGGAAAACTTAGTGCAGCTTATTGGGCTGATAAAGTTAAGTGGTGAAAATTAATGCCTGATCTAAGTAAGTCTAAGTTTCATACAAAAGGATATACTATTGCGTCTACGTCTGCCTCTGCAGATGCAACCGTTGTATATACATGTCCTGCTAACTTTAGTGCTATTACAAGGTACTTGCATATAAGTAATAATAATAGCTCTACTAAAAAAGTGTATGTTCAGTTTTATCATGCAGGAGATACTGCATATCACTATATAGCTAATGCCCTTAGTATGGCAGGAAACTCCGTAACTAACTTAGTTAATGGAGGTTACTTTAATTTACACTCAGGAGATAAGATCGTAGTATATGGCGAAACTGCTAATACTATGGAAGTAATAGTTTCATTAGAAGAATACTATGACCCTAACCGCACATAAACAAAAAGGAGTATACAATGGCTAAAATGCCTATGGTTAAAAAGAACGGTAAAAAAATCCCTGCATTTGCTGCTGACGGTAAAGGCAAGATGAACAAAGGTGGCATGGCTAAAAAGAAAAAGCCTGTAGCTAAGATGATGGGAGGCGGTATGGCCAAGAAAAAAGCTGGTGCTTATATGTATGGTGGTATGGCTAAAAAGAAGAAGTAACTACTACGCATAACGGGATTGCAATCTTGTATGTAGTCTCTTAACATAAAACATGGTATAACTGTCCTTGGTAATATAAAGGAGTTGTACCATGTTTAAACGATTTATAAAGAGAATACAAGAAAACCAACAGCGTAGAGTAGACTATTGGCTGTTACAAAATATGACAGACAGAGAGCTAAATGACATAGGAGTATCACGTGGCGAAATCCAACAAAGGTTCTACCGTTAATGCGTCAGGTAATTATACACAACCTAAAAAACGAGAACAGATTTTTAATAGAATAAAAGCTGGTGGTAAGGGTGGAAAGCCCGGTCAGTGGTCAGCCCGTAAAGCTCAAATGGTTGCAAAAGCTTATAAAGCAGCAGGTGGAGGTTATAAGTCATGAAGGTAGATGCACCTAAAGGATACCACTGGATGAAACAAAAAGATGGTAGCATGAAACTAATGAAGCACTCAGGTACATTTGTACCACATAAGGGTGCATCACTTACAGCTAACTTTCCAGTACAGAAAAAACACAATGGCAAAAAGTAAAAGACAAAAGAGTTTAACTAACTGGACTAAACAGAAGTGGACTACTAAAAGTGGTAAGCCATCAACGCAAGGACCGAAAGCTACGGGTGAACGCTATCTACCTAAGAAAGCTATTAAGTCTCTTAGTGCTGCTGAGTATGCCGCTACAACACGATCTAAGCGAAAAGGAAATGCTGCGGGTAAGCAGTATGTGGCTCAACCGAAAGCGATTGCTAAAAAAGTAAAACCATATAGGAAGAAATCATGAAAAGATATATTAAACGTATTTTACGTGCAGTATTTAATAGAGATTGTGCATGTAATAAATGTGAGTGTTAAAAGGTAGTTGCATTTTTGTTACTATTATGTTATAACTACATATATTAAAAACATTATTTGAAGGCAATAGATATATGGCTAAGCAGCTAACCGAAAACCAACAGAAGTTTCTTGAGGCTCTCTTTGATGAGGCAGCAGGAGATGTTCTTATGGCTAAGCGTATTGCTGGCTATAGTGATGGTACACCTACAAGATCAATTACAGAGGCTCTAAAAGATGAAATATTTGAAGCAACTAAAAGCTATATGTCAAGATTGGGTCCAAAAGCTGCTGTTGCTTATGGGTCGGCTTTGGATGACCCTACGCAGCTAGGTGTTAAAGAACGCATGATTGCAGCAGGTCAAGTGTTAGATCGTTCTGGCCTAGTTAAAACTGAAAAGGTTGCAGTAGAGTCTAGCGGTGGCTTGTTTATATTACCACCAAAGGATTCTAGTATAGGCAATGAAACGTAGAACTAACTTTCAAAAAACAGAGTTAGGCTACTGGATGTTACCAAAGCCTAGCAACATAAAAAACTGGGAGAGAGTACCAAGACTAACAAAGAGATCTGTACCCTTTGGTTATGAAATAGATCCAGAAGATAAAACTTGGTTAAACCCTATCCCTAAAGAATTAGAATTATTAGAGCTTGCAAAGAAACATTTAAAGCAGTATAGTTACAGGGAAGTATCTGCTTGGTTAACTACTCAATCAGGCAGACGCATAACCCATGATGGACTTAAGAAACGTATAGATGTCGAAAGAAGACGTAAATCACTTGCTGCAATTAAACGTAAACTTGCCTTCTGGCTTGAAGAAACGATCCAGCAGTACGAAACGCTCGAAAAAGAAAGAATCGGTTACTACACCTACGAAGACGAAAGAATTAAAACCTGAGAGTAAAGTATACGCAACTGTAACACCTGCACCTTATGATGTACAGTTTGCTCAAGATGTAGTGTTTAAGCCAAACCCCGGCCCTCAAACACAATATCTAGCAGCTAGTGAGCGTGAAGTATTATATGGTGGGGCTGCTGGTGGTGGTAAGAGCTACGCCACACTAGCTGATCCGTTACGTAACTTAGGTAACAAAGACTTTAGTGGACTACTAGTACGACACACAACAGAAGAACTAAGGGAGCTTATACAGAAAAGTCAGGAATTATATCCTAAAGCTATACCGGGTATTAAGTGGTCAGAGAGAAAGTCTCAATGGGTCACACCTCAAGGTGGTAGGCTTTGGATGTCTTACCTAGATAAAGATACAGACGTTATGCGCTATCAAGGACAGGCGTTTAACTATGTAGCCTTTGACGAGTTGACTCAATGGCCTAGTAATTTTGCGTGGGATTACATGCGAAGTCGTTTAAGATCAGCATCCCCTGAGTTAGGTTTGTACATGAGAGCTACTACAAACCCCGGAGGCCCCGGTCATGCTTGGGTTAAGAAAATGTTTATAGACCCTGCGTCACCTAATAATGCGTTCTGGGCTACTAATATAGAAACAGGAGAACCATTACGATACCCTAAAGGTCACACAAAAGAAGATCAACCACTGTTTAAACGTAAGTTTATACCTGCTAGTTTGTTTGATAATCCTTACCTAGCAGATAGCGGTGACTACGAAGCAATGCTTTTATCTTTACCTGAACAACAACGTAAGAGATTGTTAGATGGAGATTGGGATGTAAATGAAGGTGCAGCTTTTCCAGAGTTTAATCGTTCTATTCATGTAGTAGAGCCTTACAAGATACCTAAAAGCTGGACAAAGTTTAGGGCGTGTGACTATGGTTATGGAAGTTATACTGGAGTTGTTTGGGTTGCAGTTAGTCCCTCTGAGCAGTTAGTAGTATATAGAGAGTTATATTGTTCTAAGGTTACAGCTATAGATTTAGCTGATATGATTTTACAAGCGGAGTGTGAAGATGGAGGTATTCGTTACGGTGTTCTTGACAGCTCTTTGTGGCATAAACGTGGTGATACTGGTCCATCTCTGGCAGAACAAATGATAATGAGAGGGTGTCGTTGGCGTCCTTCAGATAGAAGTAAAGGCTCACGTGTAGCTGGAAAGAATGAATTACATCGTAGACTTCAAGTAGATGAGTTTACAGACGAACCTCGTTTGGTTATGTTTAATGATTGTACTAATCTTGTAGCGCAATTACCTAGCATACCTCTAGATAAACGTAATCCTGAAGATGTTGATACAAATGCAGAAGACCACTTGTATGACGCTTTAAGATATGGTATAATGACAAGACCTCGTAGTTCTTTATTTGACTACGATCCTGCAACTTCAAGGTCAGGCTTTCAAGTTTCTGACCCTACATTTGGATACTAAGTATGGACCCTAAAGATTTTGACGATAGCTACGAAGAAAACATTGAGTCATCTGAATCCTCTTTTATAGAAGACACAAAGAAAGACTCTCTAGAATCTGATAGTTCAGTAGGAACTATTATCTCTTTTGTTGAGAATCGTTTTAAAAAAGCCGAAGACTCTAGATTGCAAGATGAAGAGAGATGGCTAAAAGCCTACCGTAATTATCGTGGTTTATATAATCCTCAAGTACAGTTTACTGAAGCAGAACGTTCTCGTGTATTTGTAAAAGTAACCAAGACTAAAACTCTTGCAGCTTATGGACAGATTGTAGATGTACTGTTTGGCAATAAAAAATTTCCTATTGTAGTAGATCCTACGAGCTTACCAGAAGGTGTAGCTGATTCCGTACATTTTAGTACAAACGCTGACCCTGCTGCAGAAGATGCAATAGATAGTATTAAAGAAGCTTTTACTCCCTTTACTAATGAAGAAAGTCGGCTTGCTCCCGGTGAAACAATGCCACAACTCAAAGAGCGTATGGGTGCTCTAGCTAATAAACTTGAACCTGTAGAAGAAAAGGTTGTTGAGGGACCGGGTACAACTCCTACTGATGTAACTTTTAATCCTGCAAAAGTTGCAGCTAAGAAGATGCAGAAGAAGATACACGATCAGCTAGAAGAAAGCGGAGCTAATAAACAGTTACGTCTTGCAGCCTTTGAATGTTCTTTGTTTGGTACAGGTATAATGAAAGGACCATTTGCTGTAAACAAAGAGTATCCTAATTGGGATGACAAAGGAAACTATGACCCTACAGTAAAGACTGTTCCCTCTACAAGCAATGTATCTATATGGAACTTCTACCCTGACCCTGATGCATCTAACATGGATGAAGCAGAATATATAGTTGAACGTCATAAGATGTCTCGTTCTCAGTTACGTGCTCTTAAAGGTCGGCCTTTCTTTCGTGATAACGCCATTGATAGTGCTCTCAAGATGGGTGAGTCCTACGAGAAGAAGTGGTGGGAACAAGTCATGGAAGATGATGACCACGGCAGTCAAGCTGAACGCTATGACGTAAAAGAGTTTTGGGGTTTTGTAGATCGTGAAGTATTAGAAGAACACGATATAGAAATACCTCGCTCCTTAAAAGATGCAGAACAACTCAATGTAAACTTGTGGGTGTGTAACGGACAAGTCTTGCGTATGGTTATGAATCCATTTAAACCTGCACTTATACCTTACTATGCTGTACCATATGAGCTAAACCCATACTCTTTCTTTGGCGTAGGTATAGCTGAAAACATGGATGATACACAGACCCTGATGAACGGTTTCATGCGTATGGCGGTGGATAATGCCGCACTATCCGGTAACCTTATTATCGAAGTAGACGAAACCAACCTAGTACCAGGTCAAGACATGTCAGTATACCCTGGAAAAGTCTTTAGAAGACAAGGGGGTGCACCTGGTCAAGCCTTGTTTGGTACTAAGTTCCCTAACGTTTCTAACGAGAATATGCAGCTTTTTGATAAAGCGAGGGTGTTAGCAGATGAATCGACAGGGTTCCCGTCTTTTGCTCATGGTCAAACAGGGGTTAGCGGTGTTGGTAGGACTGCAAGCGGCATTAGTATGCTTATGTCTGCCGCTAACGGTTCTATTCGTAATGTGGTTAAGAACGTAGACGACTACCTCTTGTCACCTCTTGGCAAGGCTTTCTTTAACTTTAATATGCAGTTTGACTTTGACAAAGAGATTAAGGGTGATCTAGAGGTTAAAGCTCAAGGTACTGAGAGCCTGATGGCCA